TATTTTGGAAATCGATTGATTATGTACAAACTGTAATACAGGTGTAAAGTTTACTGCCTTAAAAAATGAATCAGGTACTCTATAACTTAAGTTTTTGTGCTTCGTTAAGCTTTCTAATTCCATTTGCATTATTCTTCCAAAAGTCTGTATAACTAGTTATAATATATTTGTCATTATACCGCAAGTGATTTTTAAATCGGAAATAATAGGACAGCTTTGTAGGAAATAGTATATAACTACCTTTTCGAGTTACTTTAATAACTAAAAACCAATTATCTTCGCTTTCAGCTTGTTGAATCCATTTGTTTAAGGTTTTATTGTCTGTAAAGCATTTATGATAGTCAAATGTTTTATAGCTTTTACACTCAATCTTAAAAGAAGACATGCACGGAGGTACCATAATATCTCCATCCATCATACGCTTTTGATCTTCCGTTAGTCGATCAAGTCGGTGAAAATTAGCGCCTCCAGTATAGGCTCCGGAATTTGGAACTCTAATAAAATTTTCATTAAACGTTTCACTTAAATCTTTAGCAACATCACGCTCCCAACTGTTCCCTTTTTGCTTTGCGGCACTAGGCATTATATAATTATATACTATCTAGCCAGATCTTGCAAGCTAAGAGACTTTAGCGCTACCGTATAGATCATATAGCCATTTATCTATTTTATTGTTTTTACAATATTGTATTTTCTGATCGTCTGTTATAATTAAATTGTGATCTGTACGGTTTACTTTATTATTATTCCAACATGAATCAACATTAGGTACTATTTTTTCTAATTCCTTTTTGACGGTTTGTATACTCTCTGTAGTATAAATTTTATCAAAAATTTCTAATGTTTCTAATATATCTTGTTTACTTAATGGCCATCTATTTTTTTTGTAATTAACAATATCTTGAATACAAAAACCAGCATGATTATATAAAAGATACTTTGTTTGATAATTATTAAACCATCCAGCATTAATAGCTTTATCATAGTTCCATTTATAACTATTAGGCCATGCGGGGCCTGCATGGTTATTAATATAATTTACATAAGATGTAACATAAGAAATACTTTCTCTTATACATGTAAACAAATAAAACGTCCCACCGTTATTTTTGATACATTCTTTTATACCTTTTAAATATAAAAGAATATCCGATATACCATATGGACTATGATGATGATATACATAAACATAATCGTATTTTAGATTTGATATATTATTAATAATATTAGGTATGTTACCGTATTGTAGCTCAAATGATGTATGAAGATTTAGGAAATATGAATTTTTAGTTTGAACATTTATTCTTCCTAATAACTCTTTAATGAAAGTACCTCCACATTTAGGTACATGGTAAAAATATATTACTTTCATGAAAGTATATCCAATTTTATGATAAATCTTGCAAGCTTATAGCTTTTATTACTGCATCTTTAGGTATTTTCTCAGTCCAATAATTACCTTCATCTGCAGGATTTAATTCTGGTAATTTATCTCTATCTAATACTAATAAATAACCTCTACCTGTTTTTTTGTATTCATGAAACGCAAACCTACCTGCCAATTGAATGTCATCCGAAACATATGAACCGGTGATACCTTTACGTGTATTACCAACACCTCGAGATACTACAAAACCATTTTTAATTAAATTTTTATATTCTGCAGAAGATATACCTCTATAAGCTTCGTTGGGATTATTTTGTAATTTTGCAATATTAGCAACTATACTTTCTTGATCTTCTCCTTCTGGTGGAAATAAGAGATAATCATATATTGATTTACTTTCGTTTAGTTTTTTTTTAACTTTCTTTTTCTTTTTAACCTTACCTTTGCGTTTTATAGTAGAACCTAAAACCTTAGGCAAGCGTGCATCTCCCGGAGCATATGTATCACCATCTTCATACTTACCGCCTCCCTGACCACCATCCATAGCCATACCGACTGAAGCCATTGTATTATCTGCTATATACTGAGCTACTGCTTCATCGAATAATCGCATTTTAATTATTTAGTTGATTTATGCACAAATGTACTATAATAAATAAATGGATGTTGGTGATATTATTAATCAATACCTCGAGGAGGCGAATCTAGATACCGATTTAGATCGGTTAGAGGTTATTAACACTCAAGAAAGACTAGTAAACAATAAGCATAAATGGTCAGCTAGGCTTATTAATCATAAGATAAATTTAAATAATCTTAAATTTAAAAAAGAATCTGCATTAGAAGATAAAGTTACAGAATTTCAAAATACAGAACCCGTTAGAGTTAGTAGATCTATTGCAGAAAGAGCAGTACGCAATAAAAAAGAAATTAGAGCTTTAGACGTAAAAATAAAAAACGAACAACTCATCATTGATTATCTAGAAAATATATATAAAAATATAAGCTTCGCTACTAATGATGTTAAGAACTTAGTAGAACTTATGAAGCTAGAAACTCAATGATTGCTCTTGAATACCACTCAACTTCTCATGTTATAATAGATGGTCCTGAACTCAATATTATAAGAGAACATTTTAGTGTAAAAAATGAAGCTGTTCACTTTCAACGGCGCTTTGGGAGATTTGTACCTCCACGAACATACGTTATAACCAATCAAGGAAAAGTTGAAATTGGTCTACTAGAAGAAATAATTCAATTCTGTGAATCAAAAGATATCCAATTTACAATTGAAGATAAGATTAAAAATATCTTATATCCTTCTTTAACTAAAAATAACATTACACCATACGATTTAAATTTACAATTAAGAGATTATCAACAAGATATAGTTGACAAATGTATTGGTTATGGGAGAGGTACTGTTATATTAGCTACTGCAGGCGGTAAAACGCTTACAATGGCGAGCTTGTTGGAGTTTTATTATAAAAATTATAGTAAGAACTTCAGATGCTTAGTTATTGTACCAGACTTAGGTCTTGCAAATCAAACAAAAAATGATTTTGAAGAATATAATACATCATTCTCTACATCAAAATGGACAGGTAAAGATAAATTAGATTTATCTACAAATGTTATAGTCGCGAATTTAGGTATACTACAAAGCTCTAAGCAAGACATATCTTGGATCGAGCATATTGATGTGTTAATTGTAGATGAAGTTCATAAAGTAAGGAGAGGTAATAAAGTAAACAAACTCTTCAAAGCAGTTAAGACACATATTCGATTTGGATTCACTGGTACATTACCTCCAGATAATTTAGATAAATGGAATATTTTTGGTAAAATAGGTCCTCAATTATATGAGAAAATGGCTCATGAATTGAGAGTTGACAATCATGTTGCACCAGCTAAAGTTCATGTATTAGAACTAAACTATAATACACCTACAGCAGAAATATATCACGGAACTAATAGTAATGCGTACTATACGCAAGAAAATGAATTTATACGAAACAGCTCTTATAGAAACACATTGATAGCTAAGCTCTGCGGTAAATTAACTAATAATGCATTGATATTGGTGGATTATATAGAACATGGAGAGCGTTTATTAGAAACGCTGCAAACTATATGTGAAGACAAAGATGTATACTTTATACAAGGTAGTGTTGATACAGAACAACGTAAGATTATACAAGACTATATGGAGTCTCAAAAAAACGTAATCGTAATAGCAATTTCAAAAATCTTTTCTACAGGTATTAACATTAAAAACTTACATTATATTATATTTGCTGGAGGTGGAAAAGCTAAGATAAAAATAGTTCAAAGTATAGGTAGAGGACTGCGCTTGCATATTGATAAAGAAGAGCTTATAATCTTCGATATTGCTGATAATTTACGATATGGTCAACGTCATGTCGAGCAACGATTAACTTTATATGATACAGAGCACATAGGTTATACGTTTAAACAATTTTATGAAACCGAGAAGTAAAAAACCAAATAAAAAAACTTACTATGTTAATCCAAAGAGATTTTTACAACTATTAAAAGAGTATTATGAATCAGATGACCTAGTCGAAGAGCTAGCAGAATCTACCAGTAAGATTGCTGTTGGTTTGAGCTATTCTCCGAATTTTATAAACTATAGTTATAAGGATGAGATGATTGGTGACGCAATAGTTAAAATGATTGCTGCTGTTAAAAATAAAAAGTTTAATCTTGAGTCTACATCTAATCCTTTCTCGTACTTTACTACAATTGCTTATCATGCATTTATCAATAGAATTAAAAAAGAAAAAAAGTACAGAGAAACTATTACAGCATATCAAGAGCAATTATATAGTGACTTGGATATAAACGAACCAACATCAAGGAATGCTCCACAAAAAGATTACGATAAAGAGTTGTACACGTAAATGCCTTTAGACTCAACAGATAAAGTTAGTTTCTTCACTGACTTACACTTAGGCTTACATCAAAACAGCGAAAAATGGCATGATGTAACTTATAAGTGGGCAAAGTGGTATACAAAAGAACTTAAACGTAAAAAAATCAAAAAGATAATTTTTGGCGGTGATTTATTTCACTACAGAGACGAAATAAATGTTAAAACATTATTTTTTGCAAATACACTACTAGATCTGTTTAATGATTTTGAAATATTAATGATCCCAGGAAATCATGATGCATATTACAAAGATAACTCTAGTGTTCATTCTTTATCAATATTAAACAATAGATCTAATATAACAGTCTTCGATAAACCTTGTGTTGAGGTAATATCAAATAAGCGCATCGGTTTCTGTCCGTGGGGTACGGAGACAAAAGATATTCCAGATGACTGTGATTTAATAGTCGGTCACTTCGAATTACAAAACTTTAGCTTTAATTCTTTTAAGATTTGTGAGAATGGTATGGAGTCTGCCGATGTATTAAACAAATCTAAGCTAATTTTTTCAGGACATTTTCATAAAAGACAACAGCGCAAGTATGATAACGGTGAAATTGTATATACAGGTAATCCATTTGAAATGGACTTTAATGATATTGGAGATTCAAAAGGATATTATATAATAAATTTAGCTCCCGAAGAAATAGAATATAAATTTTATAAAAACACTATTTCTCCAACTCATGTAAAGGTAAACCTATCCAATCTAGATACACTTAAAAGTATTGCAAAGAAAAAGGGTTGGTCTAACCTTGCAATAAAAGTTGTAATAGATAAAGATGTAAAATCTAATTTATTAGATAAGATTATCGCATCGATAAATTTTGAAGCACCTTTTTCGTTTACTACAGATTATTTACATAAATTTAGCATAGGAGACAACGTCAACCTAACTAATGAATTTGGAGACTTGAATATTAAACAATGCATCATAGAATATATTGAATCTCTTGATGTAGAAGATAAAGTTGAAGTAATTACCAAAACAGTACACTTGTATAATAAGTTTTCATGAAGTACGTAGATTTTAGTTCAGTGAAGATTCGGAACTTTCTGTCCATCGGACAGGATCCAGTTGAAATATCTTTTAAACAAGGTCTTAACGTAATTACTGGTGTTAATAAAGATAAAGAAGACAGAAGAAACGGAGTTGGAAAATCTACAATCGCAGATGCGATACACTTTGCGATTTTCGGTGAAACTATTCGCGAATTGTCAAAGGAATTTATAGTTAATTCTATTAATAAAAAGAATACATATGTAGAATTAAAATTCTGTATTAACGAAAATAATAAGACTAAAAATTATAGAATTGTTCGTAAGTTAAAGCCAACAAAATGTTATCTATATGTTGATGATGTTGATCTCACAGAGAGTACTATTCCAAACACAAATAAAAGAATAAAAAACATTCTTAACAGCTCTCCTGAGGTTTTTCAGAATTGTGTTATAATGTCTCTCAATACTACTCTACCTTTTATGGCTCAACGTAAAGTAGAAAAGAGAAAGTTCATAGAGGGAATACTTAACTTAGAGATATTTTCTGAAATGTTACTTGCCGCACGATCGGAGTATAACGAGGTACAAAAGAAATACGAACACATTACTAAAGATTTTGATCATGCAAATAATATCTGTAAGCTATTAACTGATCAAAAAGAAAACATAATTAGTAGCGTCAATGAA